CGGTCCCCGAGATCAGCCGCGAAAACTCGGACCCGTCCAGGGTGTGGGTCTGCTTGTACAGTAGGTAGGTGTCGGTGTACTCGTCGCCCTCGATCCAGCGTGCGTATCGGTAGTAGTCCTGCACGTTCACGGTTTTGGGGATGGTGATCGTGACCGGCACTCCGTCCTTTTCCGCGACGGTCCCGTATTTCAGGACCAGGTGGACCTTCATCTCGTCATCGTCCACGCCCAGCACCGCCGCCAGGCTGTTGCACAGCTTATGAAAGTAGGCATTGGCGGGGATGCTCCGGGCCTTGCGATAGATCTTCGCGGTCAGCTCGTAGGTCTTCCCGTTCGCCTTGTCCACCAGCCGCATGGCCTCCTGCACGCTGTCCGTGGTCAGGGTGGCGATCAGCTGCCACTCGTCCCGGTAGGTCCGCTGGAGGTCGAAGGCCGTGGCCTTCATGCCGCGCCCGCTTTCTTGCCGACGGCCACGATCCACAGCTTCAGGTCCGCGATCTGCTTGTCCGTCAGCGTGTCCCAGGCCCTGCCGTTGTAGCCGTTCTCGTTGATCAGATTCTTCTTTCCGTACTTCTCCGCCAGGGTGATGATCGTCTTAATGGTGATCGTACGGTCACTCTTCTGGGCGGGTTCCGCCGGATCCGGGGCTGGTTCCTGTGCGGGTGCCGCGCCCATGAGCTGCTCGGTGTATTTGTCGCTGCTGACCTGGTCGGTGTCCTCGCCGGACGGGATCAGGAACGAGTTCAGGATCGCGTACTTCTTCGCGTAGGTCATGGCCTTGCCGATGCCCTTGTCCTGAGTGTCCACGCCGGTTCCGGATGAAACGACCTCCACGTAGTCTTTCGGGTCCTCCACGTTGATGATCCGATAGGTGACGGACACCTCGGTGATCCGGTTGGTCTTCGTGCTCCCGTCGTAGGCTTTCACCTGCTCATCTGTGCGCTGCTGCTCCATCTTCACGGGCAGGATCACCAGCCCTGCGGAAACGAGCGCGGGGCGGACAGCGCCCAGGACCTTCTCGTCGGTCAGTGCCTTGTAGCCCTTGCCCTTCCCGGTCTCGACGAACCCATCCTTGTTCAGGTAGCCAACCGAGCTCATGACGGCCAGGATTTTCTCATAGACGGTTTTTGCTTCTTTCTGTTCCATGTGTTCCTCCTTTTTGTTTTCAGCCCATGCGCTGGGCTATGCTCACTTGTACGTCCTTCGGCATGTCCGCGATCCTGATCCGAAGGGCCGCCAGGACCGCGTGGCGCTGCCGGTGCTCCCATTCCGCCGGGGGGCGGGTCATCATGGCCCGGAAGGTCCCGGTGCTGATCCCGGACAGGCTGCACACGTCCTCGCGGGTGTACCCGTTCACAGCCATGCGCTCCAGGATCGCGGCCTTCAGCCAGTCAATGGGCGGGTCCTTTTTTGCCACGCTTCACCACCTCCTTCAGGTCGTCGGAACCGCAATCCGGGCAAAAGCGCTCAGTCTCGCCGCCGGGGAAGTGTTCCGTCAGCGCCAGGTCCTTGTCGAACCGTTTCCCGCAGGATTGGCATTTCAGGATCATGCCGTCACCCCCTCACGCTGTCCGTGCGGTCATGCCCGCCAGGAACCCGCTCATATACGCCTCACTCGCCAGCGCGACGAGCTTGCTCTCGCGCTCGGTGAGCGTCGCCAGGATCGCCGCCGCCTTCTCCGCGTTGGTCCGCTGGGTATCGGTGACCTTGATTTCTTCCATCCGCGCACCTCCTTTCTGTACGCCACTCTGCATTTCCACGGGCTTGTGACCGTCCTTGGCTGCATTAGCGCCCCCCGGCTGGGGGTCAGATGTCAACACGGCAAGCCGGATGGAAGGAAGACATGGTGAAGTCCTTGATCCTGGCGTCGGCGTACTCGGTTTCAGAAGCCTTACCGGCAGGGAAGCGGGCAAGCCGTTCGTCATTCTTGAAGACGATGATCTCCACGTTGGGGGTTAGGTTCTTGGCGAAAAATTTGATGGTCATGGTTCGTTCCTCCTTTTGATGTTTGCGGGGTGGCGGTGCCGGGCTTCTGTGAGGTCGGGCGGTGTGTGTTTAACCCCCTTATTGTCAAATCCCGGTGCTCTTGTGGCCCATCCTCTTGGGCCGCCACCCCGCGGGCGGGTGTAATCATTGATTACAGGATGATTATACATCCTTATACCAATATTGTCAACACCTTTTTATTGATTTTAGGATATTTTTTATTGACTTTTTGGTGGGGCGTAGGTATAATGGGAAACGTAAAGGAGGAATTGACGTGATAGGAGAACGCATAAAAGAATTGAGAAAAGCGCTCAACCTCACGCAAATAGCGTTCGGTGAGCGCATAGGCTTGAAGCAAAACAGCGTGGCATTGATTGAAGCCGGGAGGGCAACGTCCGACCAGACGATCTTCGCCATCTGCCGGGAGTTCCGCGTGAATGAGGCATGGCTGCGCACCGGTGCCGGGAAAATGTTCGTGCCGTCGCCCGCGTCCATCGTGGACGAGCTGGCCGAGGAGTACCACCTGTGCCCGGAGGCCCAGGCGATGGTCGAGAAGTTCATCACCCTGGACCCGGTGGCACAGCTCGCCGTATTCGACTATATGTGCGCGGTGGTGGACGAGCTCCGGGGCCGGGAGCCGGACCGGGAGGAACGGCTGCGGGACGAGCTGGAGCGCCAGCTCGCAAAGGAAAAGAAGGGCACGGAAAAGTCCGAAGCCTGATGCTCTGGAAGCTGGAGCACCGGGTCCCGGTGGTGTAGGGCGCACGGTCGCCCTTTTTCCGTTTACCCATAACACGCATGAACCGTCAAAACGTGCGCGTTACTGGGCTCTGTGTGGCCCTATTTTCCGCCCTTCCTTGCGGGGGTATAAATAGTCGTATGAGGCCCTGCGCGGCTGATTATAAACGCCACAGCGGGCGGCGCGGGGAAAAGCTGGGGGAACTATGAATTGTAAATACTGCAAAAGGGAGATCGAACCGGATTCCGTTTTCTGCCGGTGGTGCGGTGAGCGCGTCCAGCGGGCGAAGCGGAAGCCGAAGGAGGAAGTGAGGGTGCCGCCGCCGTCGGTCACGCCGTCCGGGAAGTACCGGGGGCGGGTCATGGTCCACGGGTCCCGGGTATGGATCACCGAGGACACCGAGGCGGCGTACTACGTCCGGGCGCGGGCTGTGAAGGCCGGGATGATCCGGGAGGCAGCGGAGCCACGGGACACGCTGCGGGAGCTGATCCGGCGGTTCGTCGCCGATAACGAGGCGGTCCTGTCCCCGTCCACGGTCCCGGCGTACAGGTCATACGCCAGGAACGCATTTCAGGCGTACATGGGCATGAGGGCTGCCAGTATACCATGGCAGCGGGCCGTTTCGGAAGAATCCGGGCGGGTGGCCGCGAAGACCTTAGAAAACGAGTGGCGGCTGGTGACCGCCGCGCTGAGATACGCGAAGATCACGCCGCCGGACGTGAACCTGCCCCGGGCGGTGAAGCAGGAGCGGGCGTTCCTGGATTTTGAACAGATCGAGGTGTTTATAGGCGCGATCCGCGGGGACCCGTGCGAGCTGGCCTATCTGCTGGCGCTGCACTCGCTCCGGCTGTCCGAGATATTGGCGCTCCGGGAGATCACGGACCAAATCCGGGTCCGTGGGGCTATGGTGCGCGGTGAGGCGGGCTATGTCGTGAAGGCGCTGAACAAAACGGACCCGTCCCGCCGGGACGTGCCGGTCATGATCCCCCGGGTAAAGGAGCTGCCGCTGCCGGTCACGAAAAGGGACACGACTTTGAACCGGCACCTGGCGCGGATCTGCGAGGGCGCGGGGCTGCCGGTGGTCACGCTGCATGGGCTCCGGCACTCGTTCGCGTCGCTGGCGTACCACCTGCGCTGGACGGAAAAGACGACCATGCGGCTGGGCGGATGGTCCACGCCGGACGTTGTGCACGAGATCTACACGCACCTGGCCCAGGCCGACGTGGACGATGACGTGGAGCGCATGAGGGCCTATTATGAGGCCGTGTCCAAATCCGTGTCCAAATTTGACAGTTAAAAACCGCTAAATCCTTGACGAAAACCGTCAAAAGGTTGACGATTTCCGACGATACGAAGGGCAAAAAAGCCCGGAAAATAAAGAAAAACCCCGATTTCTCGGGGTTTTCTCTTTGGAGCTGGTGATGGGAGTCGGACCCAACGGATAGGTAAAAAAATGACGGTATACCGTGATTATTTTGAACCGTATCCAAATTTACAGCCATTATTCGAGCTTTTCACGATGCAAGGTATCGTATCCACCGCAGGCTGCCATAGCCACAATGACCGCGTTGACGAAGCAAAGCAGGATCACAGCAGCGGTGATAGGCTGAACGGTGAACACGGTGGCGAGGACCAGGAGCACCACGGAAACGAGGTAGGCCCAGGCACGGGTGGGGATCTTCACGATGCCGGGCAGCTCTTTGGTGAACTGCACGATGATCATGACAGCGACAGTCGCCCCGGCGTAGGTGCCGAGGGCTTCCCAGGTGTAAAAGGATTCAGGTAACATTTCTTTTTCTCCTTTCAAATGAATGTGTTTTCGCGTTTGGCCTTGTCGTATACTTCCTCGACGTACTTTATGGAGTGCGCCGCCTTTTCGTTGCGGAAGCCTGGATGCGTCTCGCAGTAGTGCCGGTAGAAGGTGATATCGTCCAGCACGCTGTCGAAGTGCTCCGACGAGTGCAGCATACCGCGGCGGCACTCGTCGCTGAAGACGATGATCCGCCGCCTGGTCTGCTTCGCGTCGCTTTCCGCGTCAGCCTTTATGTGAGAATCAAGGGCCGTTTTGACCTTGCCGATCTGTCCTGATAATTCCGTTATCCGGTCCGCGGTCCGGTCTTCTTTCTGCCATTTTCGCTGCAGCAGGAGGGCGACGATCGTCCCGGTCGCGGCGATCAGCGACCCGCCGCAGGCAATAATTATTGCAATCATTCTTTCAGCATGGTATACCGCGGCAGGTTCGTGATATACCCCACTCCTTTCTTCGTGTCGATGGTGTACCACCCGGACGGCGCGGGCCCGAGGTAGGGGAACGTGTCGCCGCGGTGAGCCGTGAAAAGAATCCTCCCTTTTGTGCTGTCGGCGTTGCGCACGTTGACGGACCCGCCGACGACCTCAACGACCTGCACGGTAGGTTCCGGCTTCGGATCCGGGTGCCGGATTTCGTCCTCGAAGACTTTGGGGATGCCCCATACGTCCCAGTCGTGGGCCCGGAACTTCGTCTTGCATACGCCGTACTTCCGGCCCTTCGCTTCGATCAGGTATTCGTTGTCGATCATGTACCCGATGTGCACGGCCCGCTTCTTTGAATCGTCCAGCCGGAAGACCCACCAGCCTTTCGCCGGTGGCCCCGCCGTGTCGAGGTCCGTGCAGCGGTGCATCATGGTGTTCGCGTTCGCGTCAGCCTTCCACAAATGCGCCACGCTGAGGAGCCAGTAGACGCCGAGGCCGGAGCAGTCGTAGGCATAGAGGACGGAGGCCCCGGCGTCGAACTTCTTTTTGCAGAAGTCAATGACCGCCTGTGCATAGCTCGTCCCGTCAGGATAGCCGCCCCGGCCAGCCTCCTTATTCTCGATGACGCGGACGTAATTGTCCGGCGTCAGCTTCGTGTGCTGCCCACCCCAGAGATACGGTTGACCGATTTGATCGGTTAGGTAATCGTTATACTCTTTTAGCATTGTTCCCTCATTGTGAGTTAAAGTGTAATTTAAGTTAGAATCTAAATGATCTTTTCATAAATGTATTTCGATACATTAAACTCATTTGTAAGTACAGATACGGCGTAATCCTGTATCGAATCAGCATCACTATTGCTGTCAATTATATATACACATAATGGAACATTCCTTTCCTGCATATACGATAAAACAGATGCCGAAAGAAGGTCATACTTTGTAACAGCCCATACATCATTTTCATCTGTTGCTAATGATATGCAAGTATCCACTGCTTCTGTTGTGTATGTTGTCATTAGATACCCTAACCTTGCCTTGCTGTCTGCTGTTTGGACATATCTGAGAAGTGTATCGGAAAAAGAAATCCACCGCACATGGTTCCTCATCCCACGATTACGAACCATTTCAACGCATTCAGTTATTAGTTCTTGAGTCCAAGGTGATTCTCTTTTGATCTCGATATATACATCAAGTCCTATTTTTTTGCATAGAACAAGCATTTCCTCAAATGTAGGTATTTTAGTACCCGACCACATTGAGGATTTCCAAGAACCAAAATCCAACGCTTTTGCTTGTGCAAGTGTCATGTCGAAAATATTTCCGGTTCCGTTAGATGTCCTGTTTACTGTTCCGTCGTGTAGGACAACCGGTACACCGTCGGATGTAAGTTGTATATCGATTTCTATTGTGCTAAAACCCATCTTTCTGGCAAGTTTGAATGCGGGGATTGTGTTTTCTGGCGCTACTCTGTTATATCCTCTATGCATAACTACATCAAGAGTTTGAGTATATGGCGATTTGGTAAAACCCTCACTTCGTTGATCGCCTTCATATGCAAATGCACTTGTTTTGTTTGAATAGGCTATTGTAGCCAACAACCCAGCTGGTACAAGAGCGCTATCATCAGAATTAGCAACAACAAACCGCACATATCTTGCATCACCAGTTTTTGCAACATCGAAATCAGAATATATCCACCCAGTATTGATCAAAAATGTCATCGATGAATCATATAGACAATACGCAATCTTTTGGCCATTCACTTGCACAGAAACATTAGCATCTTCAAGATCAATAAAGTATGTCCTTATTCTTCCGGCCCCCGGAGTAACGCTTTCCTGCCCCTGTGCATTCAGCGAACCCTCTACAAAATCAGCTGAAGACAGGATTTTGAATTGACCATATTCTTGTTCAGAAAGCGTCAAGTCTTGAAGAATTACAACTATTTTGTAATCGTTGTACGTACTTCCAGAGTAAATATATAATGCTAAGTTGACAGGCGTACTATTATAAATAAAGTCTCTGTAATAGTTCCCTTTTTCATCGTTCCAACCAGTTCCTAATGAGCTATGTGTTCCTTCCTCATATACCACCAACGTATTAGGAACGGGCTGATTTGACTCGCCTCCAACATATAACGCAGAAAGTCTATACCGGTGTCCGCTTGTAAGTGTAATGCCTGCCCAGCTGTCAACGCCTGCATTGGACTGTGTCCTATTTGGCGTTCCATCAATTTTAATCCGAACAACCTTGTTCCCTGTTACAATAGTATTTAGTTTTATATAATTTCTCTCTCGCTTAAAACCAACATATGTTGCGCTACTGTAATCGTTACCAGCTTGTAAGTTATAATCAGTCTCATAATTGAATGGAACTAAATAATGAAAGTCATCTATTTCAACCTGTTTAGAATCAATTTCGCTCTTCAAATCACCAACATCATCCCCAAGCACAGCCGCCGTCCAATGCGCCGCCGTCCAGGTCTCGGCGGTGGTGATGGCGGTGATGCAACGGTAGAGGGAGCCGTCATGCCATGCGTAGGAGCCGACAGCGTACAGGGCGGAGCTGGAATAGGCGGGAGCGATTGCCGCCATAAATTGAGAATAGTCTGCCGGGATGGAGCCTATGGCAGTATTCAAGTCAGCAATCGCCGCGTTGATGTCGTCGATCAAGTCCTCGACGCTTGCGGGCGTGTCGCCCGCAACGTTCCCGGTGGAGCTGACGGCCACTGTGCCGACACAGGCATACACAGCCACCTTTTGACTGTTGGAAGTCACAAAGATGGTCAGGCCGAAGCGACCGGGGACAGC